AATGCAATATTAGCTACAGCCACACGCATTACAATATAAGGTTGTTTACGTGAATTAGAAGTAAAGTCTTTAACTTTTGTATTACAAACCTCTGATGTAATATTACAAATACGTTGCATTAATCTATCGTCTAAATTCATAACTAGAAAGGTATTTTGTCGTGTAAGTTGCTCTTTATTTGTCCTGAAACTATCCACGTGCAAAACATATTAGCCGTTTCTAATATCTCTTCAGGTGAACATTTATCTGCGTTACAATATGCAGTAGCGTTATATAATGCAACCTGTCGTGAAATAACTAACTCTTTTCTGTTGTCCTTTTCTTCCCAGTCTTGTTTAGTCATTTTATCATTGTTTTTAACGTAATTGTTAAACTCTTCACGCATAGGACTAACTGATTTAGCTTTTGTAAACTCGTGCTGTCCTAAGTCACCTGTAAACTCGTATGTTAATTCATAACCTACTTCTTGTTTTTTTGTTTTACCAATGTCTAGTTTATCACCGTTTTCCATAATTAATTTGTGGTAAAGAACTTTATATTGTCCGTAAGGTTCACTTACGTTTACCACTTCTTTAATTTTGCTTGTTTTCATAATATTAAATTTAAAATTGCCTACGTTGAAGGTGTAGGTTTACCTTATAATAATTGCTAACGCTTTATCGTTATTGTTTTTGTGCATATTTAAATAAAAGTCACGCTTTTCACTATTTTGTAGATCATATTCGTAAACACCTCGCATTTCCCAGTCTTGGGTTGCTCTGTATTCTTCTATTTGTTTTTCTGTACCTATAAGTCTTACATAGTTTGCAAAACCTATATCGTTATAATATTCGTTAGTAGCTACGTCTTGTCTTTGTACTCCTACTTGTACGCCTTGTTTTAGTAGGTAGTCTTCAGCTATTATTATAGTGTCATCCATAGCTCTTGTATTAATTTAGTTACTAAATATCCTAACAGAAACATAAGCGTAAACATAACAAACTTGTAGTCGTATTTATGCATAAATCTGTGAAATTTATTTTTGTAAAAAGTTTCTATACGATATACAGGTTTGTCGTATGTATGTTTGTAGTTTGTTCTAAAGAATCTGTCAAGTTCTTTTGTAGTTAAGTTTGCTGCTACTAAATTGTTAGTAGACTTGTGATATATATTGTGTAAAGTTTCCATATTTATAATTTTGTTGATTCTAATAATTGATTTAATTTCTCTCGTAATTCTATATATTGCAATTTATAAGTCTCATTGTTTTGCCTTAGTCTTGCATTATCTCTTTTGTACTCCTGTAATTTTTGTACAAGCTCATCCTCTGTAAGTTGTAAAGGAGTATTAATACTGTTTTTTGGTATATAAGTTTTCATAATTTTATTTTAAATTAGTAAAGTTCTATTTCTGTTTTTTTAAAATCTCTAAATATGTTATCAAAACCATAACTTTTTTTTGTATCGTGTTTTGCTTTACAGGTAAAGCATTTTTTACCACTTAAACCTACATTAATATCTGTAACTATCCAAGTAGTAAGTTTACTGTCATTTTTTGATTTTATAATAGAGCCAATAGTAATTTTTGACATTTTTGTTAATTTATATTAGTTAATATGGTGCTAATATACAACAATATAAATGAGTTATCAAATTATTTTGTGTAAAAGTTATTAACAGATAGTTTGTTTATAACTCCATTAAGAGATTAAGAGGTGTTTTACCGTTGTTAAGAATTACTGCACACCCTATTGCAGGTTTCTTACCATACTTAGCGTAAGCCATAGCGTAGGAATCGTGATCTATACCACAACCTACTTGCGTACCGTATACTCTAAATTTTTTGCCTACGTAATGTTCTGTGTATGCTTGTGTGTGTAAATGTCCTTGTACTGTGTTCATCATATCTGCACGGCATTTAGTACGAGCTGTACCACCTTCACCGTGTATATATTGTACGTTGTCTTGTTCGTATCGTTCTACAAAATCCCAGTTAGGTACTTCTAAGACTTCTTTAAATGATTTTATCCATTTAGAAGGTATTGCACTTGTCTGACCTTTTCTTAATATAAGACGATCGTGGTTTCCAATTATTACTTTAGTACCTTTTTCGTTAAATACATTGTACCACCTTTGTATGCGTTGTATAGCTAATTCTAGCTCGTCTAAGCCACCTAAACCGTCTGCGCTAGTCTCGTGGTAACTAGAATAATGATTATCTATTATATCGCCTATAAATATTGTCTGTGTGCAGTTGTATTTTTTGTATTGTTCAATACAGAAGTCAAGGTATGCGTCTAACCCAAAAGGTTCGTGTAAATCACCAATGACTAATACGTTTCTAGTTTGTTCAGAACGCATACGCATTAAAACTTCTATTTCGTGTGGTTTTAGTCTGAATCTATTTGACTGCACCCTTACCTAAGTCTGCTACGCCTTGCGCACCTGTTAGAGTGACTAAAGCCCAAAATATCTCACTTACTGCGTCTTCTGTAACACCTAATGCTCTAGCGACTGCAGGTATTACTATTGCAGCTATTGTAAACCATACTTTTTTTGACTTTAAAATTGTCATAATTAAATATTCTTTCATAATAAAAATTTAAGGTTAATAATCGTATGTCCAAATGACGTTCTGATCTTTAACAGTATCTACGTCACAATGTATAAATTTTTTACCAATACCTATTCTATTTATACCTACGGACATCAATGAACTAAGTAATAGGTATCTTTCTCTACTTCCGTTATATGCTATGTCTACTGCAAGTCCAAGTTTATGACTTGAACCAATTCTTGCTTTAAGCACATTGTCATTCCAATTTTCAGATCTGTAGCCGGACGTAATTTTAAATATCATTTGACCGTCTACTATATCACGTGCTTTGTCTAATAGTGCTACAAATTCTCTATCCATTTGCAAACCACTATCAGGTTCGTCAGGACTTGCGAACTCTTGTAAGTTAAAATACTTGTATGTCATTACATACGTTTCTTTTTCTTCTTCTTTTTTTTCTTAGTGTGATACGGCATTATTTTTTCTTTTTTTTCTTTTTGTGTTTACCTGGCATTGAATTTTGTAAATTTATATATTGTAAATGTTATAGCTAAGATTAGAGATACAAATGTAAGTATCTCATTAACTTGTGCTATGCTAACTCCTATTGCACTAACGTTTGCTAGTCCTACCTGTGCTGTGTCTTTTATCTCGTTCATTTTTTAAATAGCTTTTTAGTGCTTTCTCGTTTTTTGGTTTAGGTTTGTAATATTTTCTACTCATTTAGATCAGGTGTTAAAAAGTCACTTAATGTTATACCACCTTGTCTGTCTCTTACCTTTTCTAAATTCATACCTGAATAAAACGCATTTTTAGAAGGTGATATGTCTTCATTAGTGTTTGTATTTAATTCAGGGTAACTACTATTGTTATGTCTTAAATAGTCTATTAATCTTTCTGTATAGAACTCTGCTGTGTTTCTTACTTCTTCACGTAAGTCGTTTGCTTCTTGTCTACTTAACGGTGTACTATTTTCTGCTGTCTTTTGTACTATGTTATTGTTCATTACTTTAAATCGTAAGAACGGTATACACTCAAAGAACGCCCAATGTACTAAAGCATCTTGTACGTATTCGTCTACTAGTGTTTCGTAAACCCCTGATAATGTACCACCTGATATTTTAGCTTGTAACGCTTCAAAAAGGTCTGTACCTAACACACGTTCTATGTGTTTCTTTTGTGCTACTTTTAGATATGGTAAAATAAACTCAATGTCTACGTTACCACCTATAGCAGTAGAATCTTTTAACTTGTTTTCTGATATAAATAATACGTAACTCATTTTATCTCTTTTTTACAAATCCGTTATTAGGTAAATCTCTAGGTGCTACTGAAACCTCTTGTGCGTTTCTAGGTAGTTTTACACCTCTACTTCTAGCTTCTGTTGAGCTTATTACTTCGTCACTATTTTTAGGTCTGCTACCTTTTTGTACTAGTATTACTCTAAACCATTTATGTCTACAGTTACCACCCCCTTTATACTTCCATATTGAATAAGTATTTGCACCACCTTTACCCCAACCTGGATTTACTGCACGTCTACCCATAGCTAATATGTCTTCTTTTCTATAAACCTTATTAGCTTTTATCATTTTGTTGCAAAATTCTCTTTCACCTGTTTTTGCACCTGCATATCTATATCTAACTCTATATATGTGGTCTTTGTATTTCTCTTGTTTAGTAGTTTGGTCTTGTCCTGATTTTCTATTAGTATATGCACTACCTGTACTTGTTAGTTTTATATGATTTGTGTTTAAATCATTTTCAAAGTCAAAGTCTTCAAGTTCATCTTGCGCTTCTTCTTCGTTAATTATTTCCCAGTCTTCACTTATTTCTTCACCGTATTCCTCTAAACATTTATCTAGCTCTGACTTTTCTTCTGACATTCTAGTTTTTGTGTCTTCGTGTTTTGCACAGGGCATATATACCTTTTCTCCGTTTAGTTCGTGTTCGTGAAAACCCTCACAACCAAGTTCTTTTGCTTTTATTAGTGCTTCTTCTACTGTACTGTAAACAGGCATACCGTCAATATCACCTACTTTAGCTAGTTTTTCGCTTTCTAAGTTTTCT